CCCGTAACGGTCCGAAAGGACCCCTCTGGTGCAGTTTTCAAGAAAATCAACCTCTTAAAAACTGGCCCACTGCGGGCAAATCACAGACCCGCAAACCGAGGCAAGAATGTCGAACTTGCCCCGCAATACGCAATTCTGCGTATCTTCGTGCGCGTATTTCTACGCTCGGCGAATGGCACCTGGGATCGACATCCCGTAACGGCACCACGCATCAACGCTACATTGTAGCCTGCAACGCGTTTGACCAGAACATCCGGTCTAGCGCTGGTTATGAGCTCCACCCAACTCCAGGTTTGATAGAACTTATCAAATCGAGAGAAGGAAGAAGCCATAAACACATCCAAGGGAACCTCGAGCGCTGTATCGACCTGCCCCGTAAAGGGCCGGCAGAAAAACAGCTCACTCGGAATCAAAGACTCCAAGTACTGGAGCGATTGATAGAAGATACCTTCCCAGGTACCTTTCGACCTTGCAAGGTTGCAGAACTTGATTATGTTTTGAAGGGAATCAAAAGCATAATCAAGGTTGAGCGGACGTACGTCCTCACCTTCAAACCAATCTGCACCGCAAGACTCTCTAAAAGGGCCAAATAAACAGGTCTTATTAGAGTTTACCTGAAAGCCACATATGCGTAGTAGATCTAACACACGTGTGGCAACACTCTGCCGAACAATGATATCGTCCCCATAGACAGAAAAATCGTCTTTAAGGGACTTCTCACTGTATGCAGTGTGACAGATAGACGCAAAAAGAAGCGTCTCGAGCGGAAAGCAGAAACCGTTACCCATCGTTGTAAACTTATGATAGACGGAAATATTCCCGTTTAGCATATAACAACGACTCCGAATCTGGCTCAGAAAGTCGAACCATTCGGGGGGAAGCATGTAACGACAAAGACCTATACTAATGCTATCGCTAGCAGAGGACAGGTCTATTGTTACATACGGATCAGACTCACCATGTTCAGAGCCTTTACGGGCTAAGATCTGGTTGCGAGTCTGATCGTTCAAATCGATGCCAACCCTCTTTAGGCGTTTCCGCATAAAGAGGTCGACACCTTTTTGAACGAACCCGTTGAGTAACGGTTCAACGGCTATGGTCCTATCGATCTTAGCCGTTTTGGGCACGAATGTTAACTTGTTGTAGTCTATTAAGCTCGTCTTATCCTTGAACTTTTGATTAAAAAGTTCATGATCAAGCGAAAATTGTTGTCTTCCAGGAGCTGTATTTAATAGCTCCATTGCTAGGAAGTCTCCAATTAACGCCGAGCGAGCGTAATAGTAGGCACCAGGGGTCACGGTCCAAACATTGCTCAATAGCTTACGAGCCATGTTTGTAGCATTCCCTGCGACACCAACGCTAGCGCCTGGTCCAAAACTGCAGCCATCCCATATCTCAGGCAGACGCAAATCGCCTAGGGTATGAGAAATCCATGATCGAGCCATAACAAGAGCTTTTTCATGGGGGGATCTACACTTTTCGTATAGAGAAAATCTTCTATTGACTAATGAACAACGATGTTCACTAGTTAAGAAGAGTTTCAGTGCCTTCCCTTTTGGGTCACAAGCAACAGACCCCTTGGGATAAGGATACTTCCTAATGACTGCAGCAAGCTGATGCACAAGCCGATGCTCATCGGCTGCTCGGTACTCTGTTAAAAGAGCGGCATCAGCAAGATCAACCAACTCGGTCCATCTATTCTCGAAAACGAGAGGATAGAAGGACTTAGAGATTGGATGATCAATGGACTCCAACAACGTGAGAAGGAAAGCCCTGAAGTTCTCAAGACTTCTCGCCTTCATCTTGCTGTTGAAGAGACTGACTCCTCTCAGCTGCCTGGATTTCATTACGATCTCCTAAGTAGACATTCACGAGATACATTATCACCGTGAAGAGAACGATAACAATGACGCTTATACAAAACGTCATAAACAGGACAACGTGATCACGCATCTTCACTCCATTTAGCAACATCGTTGCTAGAAGGAGATCTGTTGCGCTTTCACGTGTGTCTTGAAGGTCGCACTTGCAAGAAATGCGCCCATATCGTTCAAGAGGACGTCAATGTCAGCGGAAGCAGTGCCAACGGGGATGCTGCAGCTGATTTCGAGGATCGAGACACCGGTTGGTGTCAAGGCCCCGGTCAGCGTAAGCGTCCGTGACAACTTCGCACTAGTGCGACCGACACCGCTGAAGACTGCAGTGGGCTTAGGCGAGACACGACCCATCCGAGTGTCATCAAGGATGGAGAGTGTCTTGCTTGGCCCAATGTAGCCAACGGCATTACTGCCGAAGTTATCGGCGGTGTAGGTCTTGGCATTGATAGAAAGAGACATCGGGAGTATTCCCTAATAAGTTAAGCTACAAAACTCCCACCAAGGGAGGCTTAGCGTTAATGCCCGATGAAGGACATCCGACTAATCTGCTGAATGATTAATGCAGTTAAGTCGGCAACACGATTCAAGTTATCAAAACGGAAATCCGTCTTAATAGCTAAAGAACCATGCGTATCGCTATTGGGTCGGCGTTCTTTCGTTTCCGTCGTTGTCGCAACGGTGTCAGAAGGAGCACCACTTACGTTCCATAATGGGTTAGTTGAATCCCATCCCGAGCAAGTCCAGTCAGAACTGGTCTTGCGAAGAATGGTGAAACAACCGCCAAGTGGTCTGTAAGTTGGCCTAGGTATATTAGCATAGATAAGATCACCAATGTTAATAAACCAATCTGAAACGAAACTCAACCTTGTAAGTTCCCAAGGTAGACCGATAAGATTGACATAGGTTAACCCTAAGTCAGTCCATTGGTCGGTAGCGTACTCGTCGAGGAAAGTCGCTCGGACAGAATAATCTGTCCTACGAAATTGATTGACGCCTACGGAACCGAGTCCGAGCAGAACTGAGAAATGCTCACTCTTTGTGTTGACGATACTACCGCTTGCGCGGGAAGTATGGCGCTCCACAATAGGTTTGTAAGTCTTTCTCCAGGCCTTCAGGGCAGCTTTGGCGTCAGCTATCAACGGTGATAAGCCGTAACGATAACGAAGCCATTCACTAGATGCAAACTGCCAGACACCGAGTACACCAGCAAGATATGAAGCATTCCCTCGAGCGCGAGCAGCATTTCTGAAGCTCTCGTTGAAGGAATGAACATTCTCAAGCGGGTTTCTAAGCATGTGTCCTGCTTGGTCAAGTTCAGCAAGTGACTCGCTGAAATTGGCCGAACCAGAACCACGATTAGCTAAACACGATGTCCATGCAACATCAAGGCAACGCGCTTCTACATCTGGCACATTAATATGACCCCAGTAACTATCGCCGAGTGGGATGCAAGCAGCAAGCCACCCGCCGGTATAGTTCCGATGATCGTATCGAATGTTTCCTGGTGTAGTGCAACTCATGTTGACGGAGACAGCACCAAAGTTACTCGAACCAGAAACGGAACGGGTTCTTTTGGTGATGACCATTGGGTTAAAAAATACAAACCCAGACCGTTGCAACTTACGGAAGTTCGGTATTACTATGTCTGACATTTCTTGGTAAAACCCCGGTTTGTGTGCAGTTTCGACAGGCCCTTGACTTAAATAGTACGATGTTGAATCCGTACAATTAGTCGAATGCTTGTACGCATACCACACGGGGGGAGTACCCGGAAATCCACCCATAGTTCTATTCCGAAAATCCATATGAGCTCCTTGATGGACAACACCCTGAGAATGCCGCGGCTCACGCCGAGCGGCAAACGGAATCCCCCCTTACAAAGGGTTACCGTCTTGACGTATACGACTAAACGGACTAAAGTCCGTGTTTTAGTTAAGGTCAAGCGGAAACCCCCCGTGAGGGGG